CTACCAGGTCGTGTAGATCACCTCGCGCCGCAGCACCGCCTGCCGGCCGATCGTGTACCGGATCGGCACCACCCGGTCTCTGAATTGACCGAAGACCTCCCGCATGGCCGGATGGTCGTTGATCGTCAGGATGGCCGAGCCCCGCAGCCCGGCCATCTGACCGGCCAGCTCCTGGTACTGCTCCATCCCAAAGGGGGTGCCGTAACCCTCGGTCTCCCAGTACGGTGGGTCGAGGAAGAACAGGGTGTCGGCAGCGTCGTACTTGGCCATGCACTGCTGCCAGGCCAGATGCTCCACGGTGACCTTGTGGAGCCGGAGGTGCGCAGCGCTCAGATCCTCTTCGATGCGCAGCAGGTTCAGGCCCTTGCCACCCCTGCCGAAGCCGGGGGTCTGACCAGTGGCCTTGCCGCCCCAAGCCAGGCGCTGGAGATAGTAGAAGCGCGCAGCGCGCTGGATATCTGTGAGGGTATCGGGGTGCTGGAGCTGGCACCAACGGAACATTTCCCGGCTTGTCAGCGCCCATTTGAACTGACGCACGAACTCCTCCAAGTGGTTGGCCACCACCCTGTAGAGACGCACCAGTTCGCCGTGACAGTCATTCAGCACCTCGGCCTTGGCTGGCTCCCTCGCGAACAGAAGAGCAGCGCCGCCGGCGAAGGCCTCGACGTACGTGCGATGAGGGGTATCGGCCACCAAGGGCAGCAGGTGGGGCAGCAGGCGGGTCTTCCCGCCCGGCCAGGGGAACAGCGTGGTCGTCTTCATTCTCAGCCTCTGCGATGGGTCTGGGCGAGGCTTGACTCCCCCGCGCGGGGAGCAGGGCCTCGGCCAATAGCACGCGGGCTGTGCGCGTGTGTTGCGGCGCCGGTCGGGCAGTTGCAGCTGTCTGACCGGCGCCCTGTTTCAAGATGGGCGTTTCGAGCTGACTACCTCTCGTAGAAATAGCCCGTGCACCATACGGATAGCCCTGTGCCGCTTTCAGGAGCCGTCGAATACACGTAGTTGAACCGCTGGGATGCATCCAGGGCCATCGGACCGAACATGATGCGTTGGCCGCGAAGGAACTGCAGGATGCCGCCATTGGTGTTGGCCGGCCCGACCTCCGGCTGGGAGATGACCACCAGTGCGTTCGTCGACGTGTTCTCCGCGAACGCGTTCATGGTTCTGCTGGTGATGGGCGCTACGGCCACAGTTACGTCTGTCGAAGACACCGCAGTCCCGTTCTGAAGCACATATAGGTTTGAGCCGTTGATGTCGACCAGGTAGGTGACCAGGTTGGCGCAGGGGTTGTGGTGAAAGCGCACGATGTTCTTGCTGGCATCGGTCCGGAAGCTACCCATGTACCGCCGTGTGGTATCGCCGGTCTTGGCGCGAGCGGTTCCGCTATATGGGGCAGCCGGCGCCGCCGTCACGGCCTCGATCGCCGGCGTTGAGCCGTTGAGGTACAGGTAAAGGTGATACCAGGTACTGGCCGCCAGCGTCAGGCCACTGAGGCTTAGCGCGGCCGGCACCTCGATGGCCTGCTGCAACGACGGAATCCAGGCGCTGCCGCTGGAAACGCGAATGGAAGCCGGTCCCACGTATTCCATGCGCAGGCCGAGGATGTGGCCAGCCATCGTCCACAGGCCGGCCCCGGCGGCGACCGAGGCGGCACTGGCGGCGGCGAGCTGGGAAAGTTTGACGTCAGGCATTGGGATTACTCCAGGATGATCGGGTCGCCGGCTTCCGTGACGATGCGGTCGCCCGCTTCGGTCACCAGCTGGGCGCGGTAGAGGAATGTGTGCTGCAGGCGCTGCCAGCTGGTGAAGCCGTCCCGGACGGCCTCGATCTCCACCCGCAGCGTCTTGCCACCGCTGCCGACCGGTGGCAGGTAACTGTCGGTCGCGACGGTGATACCCGCCTGCTCGCGCACAAGGCTGCCCTGCAGGTACCAGCGGACGGTATAGGTGGTGCCTGGCTCTGGGCCAATGCTGGATTGCTCAGAGTCGACCAGCTGATCGGCCTGCAGGAGGCGATCGCGATGTGCCCAGGTGACCACCAGCGTGCCGCCAGTGCCCCAGGCCTCGGGAGGGTAGGCATCGCCGTTGATGCGCAGCCGGCCAGGTGGATATGGCCGGACCTGGCGCCGGCGCATCGTGAGTGCGATGGCCGTGGCCAGATCGGGGTTCAGCTCGCCCTGGCTGGTTCGGGTGAGCAGTTTGGCCTGCGGGGATTCGTTGGTCATGTACTCCCGACCGTCGAAACCCACGTACTCATCTGTGAACCACACCCGCGCACCGACGGCATGCGGCACCGGCACTGTATCCACACAGCCACGGGCTACGGTGAGTGTTGCCGCCACCGGGTCGATCGACACTACCCGGACCAGCTCATCATCGATCAGCGCCTCGCTGCCGACCTCGACCGTGTCCAGGCTGACGCCGGCAGATAGACCAATGGCCGTGGTGGTGGCCGTCATTGCCGTAATCAGTAGGCCGGTCGGGGCAAAGTCGGCCGTGCCCGCCTCGGCGAATGCAGCGCCACCCAGCCGCGTCTGGAGGGTATATCCGAAGGCCACCGAGGACGGGCGCACGCCGATCGAGGTCAGGTAGCCGGCCTCGGTCGAAAGTGCAGCCAGCTCCGACGCACCCAGGGTGGTGGCCAAGTCGCGGTAGCTGGCCTCCTGCAGGCGCTGCACGGTGACCGGCTTGGGCTTGATGTCAGGTTCGACCCAGGCATTGTCCGAAGGCTGGATGTAGCTGGCTGAAGCCATGCCGGCGACGTCCTGGACGACGGTGAGCATCACCGATGTCTCGGTCTGCGTTCCCTCGTCGACGTCGAGAATCCGTACCGGCATGCGGGCCACGCCACGACGTGGCCACGACAGAGCGCGGACCTGCCCTCGCTTGAAGGGACCGGCATCCTGGCGCACTCGAACCTTCACCCTGCAGGGCAAGCTGCTCACCGCCGCCACTTCACGTGCAGCGACACGGCCGGCGAGCGCCGCGTTCCACAGACCTGGGTAGTTCTTCCGGCTACTGACCACTCGGCCCTGGGCCTGCACGCTCGCAAGGTTCTGATAGGTGACCGCAGCGTCCTTGTTGGTGGCGACGTCACGATAGACGACCGTGATCTCGTTGACACTGTTCTCCAGCATCGGCTGTTGCCACTCCACCAGCTCGATGATCTGGCCAGGACCAATCTCCGCCAGTGCGGCCGGATCGTAATCCGGCCGCACCAGGACCAGTTCGGTCAGGCCAGTCACCGGGTCTTCGATGCGCATGCCGCCGATGTGGTCGCACACCATGTCCATGAACTCGCCGGCAGGAACCGATCGGGACCACTTCAGGCACAGACCGAATCCTTCGTTCTTCAACGTCTGGGCGGCCTTGCGGAAGCTCTCATCGTTGATGACGTCGATCGGGTGGCCCATGCCCTCTGTGCGGACCTGATAGATGATGTGGGCAGGGTTCATACCCTCATCGATCTGCACCAGGTCGCCCTGCCACAGGCCGTTCTTCCAGCCTTGCTTCCAACGCGACCACTTCTTCGTCCAGTTCTTGATATAGGGATTCATGGCCGAGACCTGGCCATTGAACACCGTCGTAACCAACTTGCGTGCAGCCGGCCACGGCCCAGGAACGAGCGACTGCAGATAGGGACTGGGCATCTGGGTCGGCTCGCCCATGCGGACCTCAAGATTGCCCTCGATGCCCCCTTCGCCTTTATCGCCGCCAAACACTTCGGGCGCGAGGATCCGAATTGATCGTGAGGCTGTGATGGGGCCGGTAGCGGGTACCGTGATTGGCACCTTCATGCCCATCCAGGTCATGTACGCAGTCTGCGCGCTGCCATCCCACACCTTCCGATCGCCTACGCGGATCTCCCGCAGCGCGTCCACAGGCCCCAGGCACTCGCCGAAGTAGAGACCCATGAAGTAGCGGTAGCCGACGGTTTGCTTCTTGCCACTACCCACGGCTTGCCTCCTCGCGGGCGATCACGGCCAGGCGCCGTGCGAAGGCATCGTCCAGCGCTTCGAACTGCTCCACCGGCAGACCTTCGTCCAGGAACTGACGCAAATCCAGGCCGTACCGATCCATCCAGGTGCGGATACCGGCGGCACACAGCACGCCGCTCTGCTCACCCAGCTTGGCCGCGCGAGCATGGTCAACAGTTACCAGGACAGGGCGATCCATCACTTCTTCCCGCCCTTGACCTTGATCGGCGTGGTGCGCAGATCGCCGTAGAACAGAACGTTGGGATCATCAATCCACACCGTGCCGAAGATCATGCTGCATTCGCGACCGTCTTCTGCCGTGGGCACGTTGAAGTCTTCCAGCGAGGCCGGCTTCGGGACCGTAGGTTTCGGGCGCATCACGTAACTGACGATGAGCGCCACAATCATTACGACGATTTGAACCCACATAGAAGGCTCCTCAGAAGATGGGATCAGGGCCGAACGGGTTCTTCGGCGGGATGGTGTGCTGGCCGCCGTAGTTCAAGGCGTTGTTGAACTTCTCGTGGCAAATCTGCAGCGCGTGGCCGCATCCGGGATAGGCGGAAACCAGTTCGCCTGCGGTGAGCGGCGCAGCGGTCAGCAGCGTGAGCGCTGGACCGACATGACCAACCACGAACCTGTACTCGATGGCTGTGCCCTTAACCCACTTGATGAAGCCGCCCACGAACCATCCGTCAGGCTTGGCCGCAAAGGCGTTGGATGACACGGTCTGCGAGGTAGCTGCGGACAGCAGCCCATCGACGCGGAACAGCTCTGGATTCAATCCGCAATCGACGTCGAATAGCGCAAAGGGGCACTGCCCCTGCCAGCATCGGCGCAGGCCATTGGTCGCGGCGGCGCCGGCGTTGCTTTGGCAGGTCAGCACCAGGTCGTTCTGCCGCTCACTGAAATCGCTCAGCACGCCATTCCAGGTGCCGGCGATCGCGCCATCGCTTCTACGGATCCGCCGCCAGCGAACGATGATGCGTTCGGTCGGCGGAAAGGGGCGTAGCACCGATGCCAGCGGTAGTGACAGGGGAACCGTCACCTCCAGATTTGATCGTGCTTCTTGGGCTGACTGGCCCAAGCGACCACGCTTGATGGCTTCGGCAGCGAACGGCTGCGAATCGTAAATTTCTGTCCGGTCGCTGGAAGTGTAGCGCCAGCGCTGAGAGCCGCGGCCGAATTCGTACAGCTCGACATGTCGTGAAAAAAGGCTCACTACTCACTCTCCTCAGCGCCGATGCCGGCGAAGGACAGGCGGCAACGCGCGACGCCCTCGCCATCAGTTTCATGGGACAGCTCCACGGTGTCGGAACTGAGGCGGCCCAGCACCATCCAGCTGATCAGGCGAACGACACTCGGCTGCAGGGCGATGCCGTGGGACACGTCCAACTGCAGGAACTCCCGCTGTGGATCCAGTTCCGTGGCCTCAACCAACTGCCGGTAAAGCACTTGGCCGCTGAATAGCTCGATGCGTAGATGCCGCCGGCCGGGCTGCGCACGCCCGAAGCGGGCCACACCCGCCCAGGCGACCACGATGCCGCTGGAGGTAGTCAGGGCTGGCTCGACCAGCTCCAGGTCGTCGGCCCAGGACGGTACCCACAGAGCGGCCGCTCGGCCTTGCAACCAATACAGCAGGCTGCGCAGGTTGACCTGCTCCGTGCGCCCCCAGGTCTGCCACGCGTGTGACTGTAGGGGCCACGCCTTGCCGGTGATGTCATCGACCGCCACCGGACCGATGTCACCGTCGACCACCACCAGCTGTCGACCGAACTCGGCCGTCTGCGCCTGGTCGAGGTCGGGACGTTGCTCCAGCACAGGACGGCCGCGATAGATCGCCGCCGGCGCCACTGCCGGCCAGTCGCAGGTCTCCACCGCAGCCAGGCGCACGGTCGACCGCATGACCCGGTCGGTCACGCGTTCCAGGCTGGGGGTCTCGGCGATACGAGCCGTTCGGCAAGGCAGTACACGGGTGCCAGGCGCCCAGGCATTGGCCGTGGGGCGAGCCAGCTGCAGGCCGTCGGCGTTGATGCCCGATACCTCGACCAGCTCGTAGGTGGTGACGTCCTTCCAGAGCATGGCCAGGCCACCGGGGCGGTAGTCTCGCTGGGTGGCGGCCTGTACCGGAATGGATTGCACGCCCAGCGCAAGGCTCGACCGTAGCCACGATACGTCGTTCCAGACCGGCAGCGCCCAGGTACGTGCCGACCAGTCGAACAGGGCATGTTCAAGCACCTGGCGCTCGCGCCGGTCGGCCAGCACGCTGAACTCCCAGGAGCGTCTTGGCGAACCACGCAACGGGAATCGGGCTTCGCCGCCGCCGACCGACTGCTGGACGTCAGTCGCCCAGGCCAGCGTTTCCGTGACAGGACGCTCCCAATCCGGTGGCAGCATCCATGCCGACATGCGATTGCCGGTAATCGAGACGGTGCGGCGCCCCAGGGCTACGAAGTCGTAAGACAACGTCGCCGCGATCACCGGCGGGCCTTCGGTCGTGACCGATAGCTGCCAACGGCGTAGCTGCAGCGCAGAGAACGCCAGCGGTGGGGTGCCAGGGCCCACCAGCTCGACGCCTTCGCCGTTCTCAAGCGTCACCGAGGCTAGCGTCTGCTGCTGGAGGTAGGAGTTCCAGACTTGGACATAGCGCACCTGGTTGGTGACCAGGTTGCCCAGGTCGATGCGCAGGGGCAGGATGTGGATACGGTAGTACCAGTCATCGAAAGACGTACGAACGTTCGGGCCAGCCGATCGCTGCTCTGGTTCCACTACCTCAGCCTCACGCCCAGGGCCCAAGAAGAAGCCCACGCTCGCCAGCGCAGAGCGGAACTGCAGCGGGATTCTGGTGCGTGGGGCGCTTAGATTGGCGCTACGCCAGTTTGGCCCCGCGCTGCTGTGGGTCGAGAGGATGATCGTCATCAGGACTTCCGTACCGCCCAGCCGTAGTTGCCGCTTGCAGGTGGCGCATTGGTGGCGCTGTTCATTGCCAACTTGCGCAGCCACGGGAACACCATCCATGTCTCTTCCCCGATCGTCACCTCCTGCTCGGGCTCCAACCGTTCCATGTAGCACGCGCGTAAACCGATGACCTGGCCGATCGGAGATAGGTATGGATTGGTGCCAGGGCGCCGGACAGTCAGGTGTATCGGCTGAAAGACGCTGCGGCCGGAGAAGGTGTTGTCGTCCGCTCCCGCAAGCACATAGCCAAGCCACATGCTGTCGTAAGTGTTGGATGTCGTTGCTTGGTAGATCGAGCCGACTCCACTGCCGGCCTGACCTTCTACACCCAGCGTACCGGTGTAGTAGTTGCACAGCTGGTGGTAACTGTTGGTCCTGCCATCTTCAATCGAATCGGCACGCACATGGCCACAACCGGTACTACTGGTGTTGTGGCCAAATAGAACGACGTTGGATCCGCTTGAGATGAGAACGCCACTCCAACCACCCGTTCGAGCCCAGTAGGTTCCATCGACGTAGGTGCCGCCAGAATAGCTACCGGCCTTCTCCAGAACCCCGAAGGCATGGTGGCGATACTCACCGGCCACGGCCTGGGCAATGGCGACATGGATCGCGGTGCCATTGGCGAACAGCTTCAGGCGCGGGAAGGGTCCAGTCAGTTCGTAGGAGGAAATGTCGCGAGGAGATACCAACGGTTGCAAAGCTGGGGTCGCCACCCCGTCGTAGCCGATGGAAATTCGTGATTTAAGGCTCAGCTGGTCGGTGTTGAACAGGTGGACGTAGTCCGAGACGCCCGGAATGCGCACCGTGGCGGTACGGTTGGCGCCGCTAAGGGTGTTGCGCTCGACCGTCCAGCCATTGGCCTGCGCGAACTGCACCACCAGGTCGATCAGGGTCTGGACATCGGGGATGTTGTTGAACTCGGCGTAGGCCATTTCTCACTCCAGAGCAAAGGCGGCGTACTCACCGTCGCCGGTTCGATACACGTTCGGCACCAGCAGGTAGTCCACGCCATTCACTGTCACGAGCTGCTCTGCCGTGGCGCCAAAGGATGGCGTGTAAAAGACGCCATCGAAGCTGCCGAAGAACTGCCCACGCTCGGGCATATCGTTGACCTGCCCGCCTCGGTCGTAGTTGCCAGGAACCCAGCCAATACCGACGAGCTGGCCGCGTTGCAGCCAGCGCTGACCATCAAGGCAGTTCCGCAAGTTCTGCTGTCGAACAGCAGGTGCCCACGGCAGCGTCATGCGTGACGTGGATTGAGGGGTTCCGCTGTAAGAGTTGCGAATCGGCATCCAAGCCTGCACCGGACTGAATAGATACGCTTGGCAATTCGCGAGGCTGTTGTTGCCATCCGCGCTCGCATTCCAGAAGTTGGAATGCATATAGGTGTCCAGTGATGCCTGGGCGTTTCGCCCCAGGTAGGATCCACCAATGAACAGGGGATAGCTCCAGTCCCCTGGGAGGTGCTCGGGCAGGATGAAGCCCCCATACATAGCGTCGTAGCGACCGTTGATTCGGGTGATGACCTTGAAGCAACGCCCATTTGCGACGAACCAGTATTTGATGGGCGAGTTCACTCCCAAGACCGAGACGTAGTTCGAGTTTGTTCCGGCCGGATCTATGCTCGGCATTGCGGGGTTGTAAGCAACGTGGCCGCGAAGGGCCATGTTGTAGTAGTTGCTCGCCGGCACGACCCACGCCTGCAAAGAGAGGTAGATCTCATCTTCCCCGGCGAGCCCGCGCCCCTTCAGCGACACAAAATCGTTCGCCACGATCGGGCCGCTGGCGACGCCGCCGACGACCTGCCATTGCTGATTTGCGGCCACCAAGGCCGGATTGGTAGTCAGGAAGTCCCGCAGTCGCGCCATGAGGTCGGTGATGTTGGCTGCAGTGTCAGTTACCCAGGGCATTCTCAGAGTCCCAGTACTTGGCGGACAGCCGCAGCGTTGCGGCTGATCTTGTTGATGACGGTGGTGTCGCTGCCTGGATCGTCCAGGTACTGATCGAGCAGGTCCGGCGATACCTGGTTGATGACGCGCAAGCCGAGCTGCGTGGCAGCGGCCATTGGCGTGGGCGACGCGGCGGTGAAGATGGGGGTGCTTGCAATCATCGGTGTGACCGCGCCGCCCTCGGCATAGCCGCGCCACCGGTCAATGGCCGCCATGCCGACCTGGTTGAAGGCTGACAGGAATGCCAGTGCGCCGGGCTGGCGGACTACCTCTTGGCGATGGACGAACTCGCCGGCGTGAACGATGCCGGCGGGCTGGTACTTGCCACCAGGACCGGTGTAGCCGCCGACCGCAAAGCTGGAAGCGGCCCCGATCGCATTTGCGGCAGCCATCGCAGCTGCTGCCGATTGCATCTGGATGGCCGCAGCGGTCACCGCCGCCGCACCGCTGATCAAGCCGGCACCGGAGGTGCCGAGTGCGGTTGCACTGGTGGCCACCGCCGTGGCGCCGGCGGTGACGCCTGCAGCTGCGCTCGACAGCGCCGCCGCCGATGCCTGGGTGGCGGCTGCAGCTGCAGCGTCAGCGCCGACGTCCACGCCCTTGTCGAACACCATCGAGGTGATCTTGCTGGCCAGGGCCTGCGACCACTGATCGGCGACGAACTCAGCCAGGCCAGTGGACACCGTCACGAAGAAGCTCCGCACCATGTCACCCAGGGAGGCGCTGCCGCTGGCCAGCGACATGAACGCCTCCTTGAAGGCGTTCTGGAACGTGGTACGGACGTTCTGCTGCAGGAGGTCCGTGGTTTGCGCCATCTCCCGCAGCTTCAGCTCGATCTGTTCGACCGCCGCCAGTGCCTCGGGGTTGCCCAGGGCCGTCGCGGCTTCCCGCATTTTCGGAACCAGTTCCCGCAGGGTGACCAGCTTGGCCTGGTACAGGTTGACGATGCGCTGCTGCGCATCCGCTTCAGTGATGAGACCGGCCTGCAGCTCGACCTGGATGCGCTGCTGCTCCAAGGCAACCTGGCCCATCGTGCGGTTGTAGGTCTCCTGCAGGCCCTTGAGCTGGGCACTGGCCTCAGTGAGCTTCATCAGCTTGGCCACGTCGGCCGCTTCGGCGCTCTTGCCTACGTTGTCCAGCTGCTGCTGCAGGCGGCCCAGCTCCTTCACCGTCTTGGCCGCCTCGGCATCGGTGCCGCTGCCCTGCAGCTGCGCCAGCTGCAGGCGCACGTCGACCATCTTCTTGGCCATCTCCACGCGCTGGCGTTCACTGTCGAGCAACTGCGCCTGGTCGACCAGCTGGGACTTCAAACCCTCGCTGGCGTTCTTGTAGGCGCCTTCCTCGATCTCATAGCGGATACGCGCGGCCTCGCCGGCCTTGGTTTCGCCCTCCTGCAGGTCGCCCAGCATGGACACCTGCTTGGCCAGGTTGTCCAGCTCGCGCTGGGCTGCGGTTTCGGCCTTCTCGCCCTCGGTCTTGCCCGGCTTGCGCGTGCGGCTGCGATCCTTGTACTGCTCCTGCAGCTGCTTGAGTGCCTTGTCATAGGCGCCGCCCTTGATGCTGCCATCGGCGCCGAAGACGACGTCGCGCAGCAGCGCCGGATCCGTGTTGCCAGCTGCAGCGCCGTCACGCAATGCGCGGAACTTCTTCCCCAGTTCGTCGACGGCCTTTGCCAGCTTCTCGGCCTTCGGTGCGCCGCTATCGAGCTGGTCCTGGATGGCCTTCGATGCGGCCACAGCCTTGCTCTGCACCTCCTGGTTGGCCTTGTCGGCCGCCGCCCGCTGTTCCAGGGCAACCTTCTCTGACTCCAGCGCGGCGATGCGAGCCTTAGTCTGCTGCTCACCCGCCGCACCTCGGGTGGCGTCACCAGGGATCGGGCTGTTGCGCAAAGCCTGGAAGAACGCCAGATCCTCACGCAGCGAGCTGAGGCGTGCCTCCACGTCAGTGCGGCCGACGTCCTTCATTGCCTGCCAGGTGCGCAGCACCGCGCCCTTTACGCCTTCCCAAGCCTGTTCAAGGAAGCCGGCCGACTGGCGGGCCTCCTCTACGCGCTGCTTGTGGACTTCCGCGAAGGCGCTGATGGCCAGACGTGCGGCGTCGGTTTGGCGCCCCTGATCCTCCAGGGCGCGAACGTGGTCGTACACCTCCAGCGTCAGGAAGTTGTACTGCTCGTTCAGCTCTGCCAGCGTTGCCGACGGCGCCTTGGCCAAGGCAATGATCTTGGCGGTCGTGTTCTCGATGCTGTCGCCGGTGAGCTTGGACAGGTTTACCGCCGCTTCGGCCGCCTCGGCAAGCGAATCACTGGCGATCCGGCCGGAGCCGGCCAGGCCGCTCAATGCCAGCTGCGCCTTGCCGTACTCGCCTGTGGTGCCGCCCACCTGGTTGCGCAGCTCGGCCAAGTGTCCGGCCGTAGTCCCCGCCGCATTGCCGGTGGCGATCAGGGACAGTTCCAGGGCGCGGTTCTCCTGATAGCCCTTGTATGCGGCGGCAGCGAACAGGCCCAGCGTGGCCACGGCACCGCCGACGGCCACGCCCAAGGCGCCAAAGCCGGCCGCGCTGCGACTGCCCAGGTTGAGCAGCATGCTGCCGGCGCCGGACACATTGCCCTGCAACAGGTTGGCGCCGACACCGGCCAAGCTCGTTCGGACCTCGCGCGCCGACAGGCTGAGATTGCGCATGCGCCGATCGGCAAGGTCGACGCCGTCGCTGAGCTGCTGCCAATGGGCACGCTGGCTGGCGATACCCACCATTGCGCGGTTGTAGGCTTCGCGCGAGATCGTGCCGGCGTCGACCGATCGCTTGAGCTTGGCTTCATCAGCATCGAGCCGGACCAGCGCAGCGTGGGCTGGGTCGTACACGCGCAGCAGCTGCTGCATTTGGCGCTCTTCCTTGGCGCGGGCGGAAGCGGCCTGCTCCTTGCTGGCCAGCAGTTGCTTCTCCTGCTTGTCCAGCTTGCCGAAGATCTCGGACTGCTCCTCCACCGAGACCAGGTTGGACCGCATCACCCGATCGAGCAGCTGCTCGGTTTCAGCCAGGTCTTCGAACGAGCGGGCACCGCGCTCGACGCGCTGCTGCAGCTCGGAGATGGACTGGATCTGCTGGGTGGTGGTGGCCTGAGAGGCATACGCGGCCTGAACCGCCTCGCGGGAAGCCTGCGCCTGCGCGGCGGTGGCGGCGGCATGCCGGGAGGCCGCCTCGCTGTTGGACTGGCTCGACTGCACCTGGGCGTCCAGTGCCCGCTTGTAGTCCAGCGATGCCTGCACCATGTCCTGGATGCGCTTGGCCGCCTGCTCGGCCGTCTCGCCCTGGCGCTGCAGGCCGGCGGCGGCGGTCTCCGCCGCCCTACCGGTCTCGGCGACGCCCTTGGCATTGCCGACCTTGGCCAGGCCATCGGCCGCCTTCTGCGCCGAGCCGCCGATCTTCTCCAGATCCTTGTCGAGGGCCTGGACCGCGCTGCCGGCCTGGCCGAGGTCCGCTCGGATCTTGAGGGCCAGTTCCATGTTGCCGGCGTTGCGGTTCACGTGATTACTCCAGTTGCTTGGATAGATCCTTGGCTACGGCACCGCCGGCGAATGCGGCATTGATGTCGTGCAGCCTGGCGCGGCGTTCCCTGCGGCTGCGCCTGTCCTCTTCCCGGAGGAAGAGCATCAGCTGCCGCTGGGTGTATCGCCCGATGTCGGCTGGGGTTCGTCCGTACCCCGCCCGGATGAGGGTTGAGTAGAGCTGGGCCCAGCCAATGACCTTGCCAGCCGCTCGGCCGCTGCCTTTCGCATCAGGCGTTCGATGAAAAAATGGCCGTTCACCTGCCACCACAGCAGCTGCAGCTGATCGCCATCGCGGTAGCCGAGACTGCTGATCCAGTCCTTGTCCTGGTCGGTCGCTGCGGCGATCAGCACCAGCACGTCATCGATGTTGCTGGCCAGAACCTCGGCCACCGCTTCCATGCTCGGGATGACGGACGCATCGCCGAAGACACGGTGCAGCCCTTCGACCAGCGGACGGATGTGGCGGTCCAGACGTGCGGCCTCGACGAAGCCGTACTCACGGACAGTGATCTCGCGCCCACCGATCACCGCCATGCTCTCCGGGTGCAGGATGGCCAAGTCGTCGGGAGCGCCCTTCTTGGGCGCTCCCTTCTTATCCGGGGCCTCGACCTTCTTGGCCATCAGGCGGCCTTCTTCTGCAGCAGGCGACCGAAGCCGCCCAGCACCGGATCGCTGGCCCTGGCCGGATCGAACAGGATCGCGGCCGACAGTGCCAGGTTGCCGTACTCCTGGTTGATCAGGCCCAGCGACTGCACCGGCGCGAAACGCGAGCGCCACAGTTCGATGACCACAGCATCGCCGGTCTCGGTGTTGATACCGTCGAACTGCAGGAACTGCACCTTGCCTGGTGCGGAGAACAGCACGGTATTCTCGACGCCTTCATAGCCATAGGCCGCCTTGAAGGGCTGCTGGAAGCTACCGAGGGTCTTGATCTCGACCACACCCTTGCTGTGGCCCACCAGCTCGTAGTTCGCGGCCGGCACCGTGACCGGGGTGGTTGCGCTGTCGGTGATGACCAGGTTGGAGGCGAACGGATGATCCAAGCGGACCTGGTCACCGACGACCAGGCCAGTCGGGAATACCTCACCGGTCACCGTGGCTGCGGCGATATCCGCCACCGTCGCCTGGAAGCCGAGAGCGAGGTTGGCAGACGACCAGTAGTCCAGCGTCAGGTTCAGCGCGGCGGTCGTGCCGGTGTCCAGGCGGCCGAGCTGCAGACGCTTGCCGGAGAACGAGTCGGTCTTGTCGGTGCTGTTGGTCGACAGCTCCAGGGTGGCTTCGGGAACGTTGCCGAGCCAGCGCAGCTTGCCGATCTTGCCATCGGGCTGAACGTCGGCGCTGCGGATGTAGCCCTGCAGCGAGAAAAGGGAACCGGTACCGGACATCGTCACTTCTCCTTCGAATCGGTGACCACGCGGTTCGCGATCAACCACTCGCGATCGGCTTCGGACACCTTGATCTTGGCCTTGGCGTCGTACTGAACGCCGGCGTGGGTGTGGGGCTTGTCGAGGGTGACCTCGACCAGCTTCTGGACGGGTGCTTCGTTCACCGCGCTGCTCCTTTGATGATGTGCTGCGTTTGATAGATGTCTGCCCACAGCGCGATGCTGGCGTTGTAGTCCTGCATGTCGCCCTGGACGAACTGGCAGGCGCGTGCGCCCGGCAGGTTCGGAACCCAGCCAATCAACGCTCCGCGAATGGCGGCCAGCACCGCCTGCAGATCCTGGCTGACCTGCTCCCCGCGCTGATCGCGGTAGTTCCGCGCCGCGACCACGACGGCAAAGCTGGCGTAGGCAATCTGGCTGCTGGGTACCTGCTGGCCCGGAGGGGCGACGCCCTGCTGTTGCGAGACCGCCTTTTCTCGGGCCAGCACCAGGTAGGCGCACGGCGCCGGGAAGTCCTGGAGTGACTGCACGGCGTGGTAGTCGGCCGCGCCTTTGATAGACCGCAGCGTTTGGTTCTCCAGCAGCTTGGCCGCCACCAGGCGCTCGCGGACCAGCTCGACGTCGAAGGGCGCGGCGCTCACTTGCCGTAGTCCTCCAGCGTGGTGTGGGTGAACTGCCGTTCCGGCGCACACCACTCGGGTGAGCCGCTGCTGGGCGGCGGGAGTGGATCGTCGACGCCCAGTGAGAACTTGCCGTCCCTGGTCAGCTCCAGAAAGCGCAGGGCCTCCTTGTAGTCGCGGACAACAGGGTCTGTGCGGTCCTCGGTGTTGACCCGATCCTTGTGCAGCAGGTAGCGGGCGATCCAGCGCGCCCAGGTGGGAACGATCGTCGGAACCGGATTGAGCGGCACCGTGTAGGGCACAGGCTTTCGCACGACCAGGTAGCCATTGATCACGCCGTCGGCATCGTCCAGGGCGCGCTGCACGTGCGCCGCTGCCTGGTCGGCGATCGCAATGTCCGCAGGATCGTAGCCACTGCGATCATCGCCAAGGAGCGTGGCGTCCATCAGCGCCTCATCGACGATGCGGAACCGCTCCGGGGTGGCCACCTCGGCCAACTCCCTGGCGAGCTTGGCGGCCGACAGCAGGGGTAGCGTGCAGTAAGACATGGCGGCCTTCAGACGTGGTCGAAGGGTTCGGCCGGTTCGGTGCCGAGCACGCCGGCGGCCTGGTAGATCGCCGCGTCGTCCTCGGACATTTCGATCCAGGCGGGCGGCTTCAGGACGCTGCCCCGGAACTTGAACGGAGTCAGCACCTCGAAACAGACGCGCGCCGGCGCATCGTCGTCGTGCGCATTGACGTCGGCGTCGCGGCCGGCAGCGGCATTGGCTGTGCCACTGGCTTCGGAGGTGGTCGGCGGCGCAGATGCGGAAGCGACGCCGCCGGCATCAGGAGCCTGATCGTTCGCGGCCGGATCCAGCGCCGGGCCGGCGCCCGAGCCCGACGATGCGGCAGCGTCGACATCGGCATCGGCTGGAGGATCCAGCTGCGTCGATGCGGTCTCTGCGGGCTTCTCTTCCGTGACGGCCGGGGCAGCGGCCGGCTTGCTGTCCTGGACGGTCTTGGGTGCGCTGGACGGCGCGGTGCGGGGCTTGGCCACGACGGGGTCTCCGAATAGGTGTGGTGCCGTTCTCTCCGGCTGTCACGCATGGTTCTTCGTGCTGCGCACGATCAGGCCCGCGTTCGCCTGCTGCTGCCGCTCGCTGGGTTGTACGGATGAGCGACAGCCAATCCGGCGACGTCCTGTCGCCGGCGGCGTATTACAGGCCGGCGCCCTGGATCAGGTAGCCGGCGGCCATTCCGGCAAGGACCGGCGACGCATCGTTGCTGACGCCATAGATCCAGCTCTTGGCGTTCTTGTCGTAGTACGGCTCCTCGACCAGCGGCATGCCTTCAATGCGGTAGCCATAGCCGTAGCTCGGCTCCTCGGCATTGGCATTCACGTCGGAACCGGGGCTGACATAGGCCAGCACCACAGAAGTACCCCACACGTCGCCGAACTCGTCGTTCGCACCAGCGACGACGCCCGCGCCCACCACGATGTTCTCGATCTCGAATACCTGACGGAGCAGATCCAGGGTGACTTTGCGGATACCGCTGTCGGCCGAACGCGCGATGATCTTGGGATGGCGCTTGAGCTTGCTGAAGGCGGTGGCCGACAGGAGCATCGTGTTGGGATAGAGACCGATGCTGGCGCGGACAGCTTCCTTACCGGTCTCGACGTCACTGGCCGGGTCGGAGGCATCGTTCGACCAGACGTCGGTGCCGGTCAGGGTCACCTTGTGGTCGTTGTCGTAGTTGCTGGCATTGGTGGCGATGCCGGCACATTCGACTTCGTACTCCAGCAGCTGCGAGCGCAGCACGACATTGACGGCACGGGTCGCCAGGTTGATGCCCGGCACTGCATTGGCGTCGCGCATGTGTTCGCGCGGCACCACCGCTTCCAGCGAGCTGGGGATGATGCTGTACGGCTTGCCTTCATAGCCGAAGCGGACGCGCTTGGTGGCCGCGCCCGGTGCGCGCTTGGAGTTGTAGACCTTGAAGGACTCCTTGCCGAACTCGATGACCCGGCCGCCGTAGGCAGCAACGTCGGCGAAGGGGAACAGGACGGATGCGACGAGCTGCGCCTGGCGGTAGCCACGGGCGTGTTCGGAGAGGATCGGGTCAACGACGCGAACCTGGCCGGGGGTCATCTGTGCGGACATTACTTGGTCTCCTACGGCGAGGTGCCGATCAATTCGGGATGAGGATCACTTCCAGCACGTCGCCATCGGCGGTAGCGCTGGAACCGGGCGCCGCACGGGCGACGACCTTGCCGGTGTCGGCGGTCAGCGCTTTGCCATCGGCACCGACCTGGATGGATGCGCCGGCAGCGATGGAACCGCCGGCCACCACCTGGGTGGTACCGAGGACGTCGACCGGCGCCAGCTCGCCGATGGCGGCATTGGAGCGGGTGACGCCATAGCTGTTGCCACCGGCAGCAGCCACACCACCGGCGGGCGAAACGAAGCGGTTGGCAACGAGCGCTGCGGTGGCCTTCACGGACAACGTGAGCAGGGCGATGTTCTGCGACATGGTTCTCTCCTGGGAAAGTGGGTTAGCCGCCAACCGCTGCAACCGCATCGGCCCACGAAGTGCCGGGGTGCTGCAGCTGGTGGGCCTTGGCCTTGTTGAACAGCACCGCTCGGTCCGGCGACACGGTGGAGCCGAGCGGCGCCGAGAAGTTGGCCGGCGATTCGACGCCCTGGTCGCCAGACTTCTCGGAGAAATCGATCGCCTTCGGCATCGCCGTGAGCAGCTCGCGCAGCACCTGTTCCGCCGGCTTGGAGACCTGGTTGTCACCTTCGGCGAAGTTCAGCGCCTGGCCGCCGGCAGGCAGCGCCAGCAGCAGCTCGACGACGCCCGCCTTCTGGCGCGGCAGCAATTTGCCTTCGGTGACCAGGGTTTCGGCGAAGCTCGCCGCATCCTCGCGACGTGCGGCTTCTTCACGGGCGGCGAGCGCCTTCTCGCGCGTGTCCAGGGCGGCAGTCTGCGCCTGGATTTCCTGCTCGCGCTGGGCGATCTGTTCCGGGGTCTGCTGTGACATGGGATTCTCCGAGGTTGTTTCATCAATGGGTGCCGCAAAAGACGTCGGCGAAAGACCCGCACTGTCGTCCGGCTCACGGGTGCTTTCAGTGACCTCGCGGATCTGCCATTGCGGGATGATCTTGTCGGCGGTTTCCAGCCCATCACGGTCGATGAGGTAGTCGCGCAACGACTGCAGCAAGGAGCCAAACGTCCAGCCCAGGCGCGCGAGCGGCTGCGAGAAGCAGACGGCCTCTTCGCCGTCAGCGAAGGACGCGGATTTGAGGCCCTTGACCGCCGGCGGCTGGGCGCCCAGGAAGCCGATGTGCCGCAGGTAGAACTTGCCTGGTGTCGGATTGCCTGGGGTATTGGGCAGGAAGATCGACGCGCTGATCTTCTTGAAGCGCCCCTTGTTGACCATGCTGGCGAAGTCAGGGTCGACCTGGTGCGGCTGGGCGAACAGCACGCCATCGCGGCACTCCAGGGCCTTGCCCCAGCCGTATGCCGGCAGATCAGCCTTGGGATGACCGACGACGATTGGCGCTTCGTGCAGATCGACACTGTACGTCTGTGCAATCTGCTGAACGTCCTCTTCGGTGAAGGTGTAGGAATTCCCGTCTTCGGCGACGTGGGTTCCTGCCTTGAAGATTTGCAGTGCGGCGGCGGGCTGGTTCATGCCGCCATGTTCCTGTTGCGATCGCGTCAGGTCATTTGCACGGGTTCACAGCTTTTTCGGGTCGCACGCGCGCGACTGTAGGCAGGCCACCCGCATCATCGCCTTCGAAGCGGGAAGGATCGCGCAGAAAGCGGTGTCTGACACTTGCGGCACATTAACAATGCATCACCGTGCCACTCAGCACGTCATCGGGCGCAGCGGCGCGCTGTTGCGCTCACTCCGAAAACAACCCTGCCACGTGATCGGAGGCAATGAGGATGACCTCTTGCTCGTCCTCTGTGGACAGGCCAAGCCACGGGCGCGCGGGAATGCCGATCGTGTACGCCGGCAACGTCACCCACTGAGCGAAGTTGGATTGGCGCCGCTTCACGAACTGCGTTCCGACTTCGCCATCCCGGCCCTGACGGAAGTACACCTGGGTAGAGCGTGCAGGCCTGTTGATCGCGCCGCCGAACTGGTGGATAGCGCCGTAAGGTGCGTTGGTGCCTACCAGCAGCGTGTCACCCACCACTTGATGCGCGAGCTGGTCACCGAGCATGTGGAAGTCGAAGCGGAGCATCGGAACGCCCGGACGCTTGCGTTCCTTGTAGCGCCGGTAGCTTGGCGAGAGTGGTGCCCAAGGGGCGCCGTCCGGCGACACCTGGCGTGCGGCACGGTCGCGCGTAGAGCGCAATAGGTACTCGCCGATATCCTCCAGCAACGGCTGCAACGCGTCGTTGCGCAGCCCTTTGGCAGCATTGCGCAACGCAGGGCCGGCAGTGTCCTTGGTGATTTCAACGCGCGCGGCCATCAGGGGATCTCACCTTGAATCAGCTGCCAGCTCCCGTCGTCGACCAGGCGGTGGAGCTTCCTCGCTGCGACCATTTCTGCCTGCTTGATCAGATTTGGAACGCCTGCTTCTGCCTGGATCTTGACGTCAACGATCAAGCGCTGTCGCTGCCGATCCCCCTGAAGAACAAAGCGCACGATGCTGGCGGCAGCGTCGTACAACAGCGCAAAGGGTGAGCGCATTGCGCTGGCCAGCGTTGGGAAGTGGGACGGCGGCACCTTGTCCAGTACGTCGGCGGACTCGATGGCGATCGCCGCCGAGCCCAGCTCGGCCGCCTTGCCCAGCAGCGCATCGACTGCACTCGCCTGTAGGGCACCGACGAGGTACTGGCCTGCGTGTGTGCGGCCAGCTGCAGCTGCTGCACGCCACTCGGCCAGGCCGGCCTGTATCGCGCCCAGCGCACGGGGGCGCTCCAGCACCTGGGCAGCAGTACGTGCTGCCGGGTTTGCAGGCAGGCGCACATTCCTGCGCAGCGCACCCTGCAGCGCCTCTTCGATGCCGCTGCCCAGCGCAGGCGGTGTCTGCGGTCCGCCTCTGCTGCTCGGCCAACCATCCAAGCTGCGGCCAGGGGCATAGCCGAAGCCCGGATCCACACCGACCGGCGTTTCAACCAGGAACGGACCGCCTGGGCTGCGCTGCCCGACCAGGCGCTGCTCAAACTCGATAGGAGGAGCCTTGTCCGGCCCATCCTTGCCCAACCGCGCCAGATCGCGGTCGTTGAGCGCCTCGACATAGCACTGGCAGCCCCAGCCATTGGCGGGGAAGTACCACTGCCACCAGGGATCGTCGCAATGCAGGACAATCCCATCCCAAGCCTGGTGCAAGGGCCTCGGGGTTTCGACGGCGTCGCTATGGCGGTAGCGCCACCAGGGCCTGGACTTCTTCAGAGCCTGCAGCTGATGCCAACGGCCCGCGTTGTAGCTCTGGCGGAGGTTGGTCTCGTAGATGACGCGGCTGCGCCAGTTGCGTCCACCGTTGTAGTCCCAGCCATGCGTGGCCACGATGCTGTCGAAGTCGCGGCGGAACTGCTCCAGGGTAGTGCCATCTTCTTTAGCCTTCAGGATGGCAGCGGCGAAGTCGGCCACCAGCTCGTCGCGGTTGGCACCGGCGACCATGAAGCCCTGGTCATGTTCCGACTCCCATACGTCCAGCCAGCTTTCCGTGACGATGTTTCGCTTACGCCGGAAGAACGCGATCTGCTGGGCGAAAGGAACTGTGCCGTAGCCAACACCAGCCATCGATCAGCTCCCGATCGACTGCTGGACGTCATCGCGGCCACGCAGGTGCGCTGCGGCGAGACCCTGGGCTGTAGCCGTCGCAAACTCCTCCAGGCTCATATCCGGTGCCCGTGCCAGCACCTGTTCGTACAGATCCTCCAGAGATGTCGCCTCCTCCGTAAGCTCACGGAGGGTGGCCACCCATTGCTCACCTGCAGGCCGCGTCACACGATCGAGCTGGGCAGCCATGCTATCGGCCGCCCTGCCAACCGCATCTGCGAAAGCGGCGGGATGATGGCGTTGCAGCAGTGAGAGGATGGACGCAGAAGGGTCCGCGAATGCCGGTCCGGCGATCGCGCTGGAATCAAGAGGCGGCACTGCGGCGGGAGCCCCGACCTCGACCCATTCACCACCATAGGTGTCCTGGACGTGCTTGAGGGTGGGCTTGAAGCCAAGGCGCGATACCGTCTCTTCGCGCTTCGCTCGGCTTTCCAGATCCTCAGCCTCCTCCGTGACGCGGTACACGCGAGGGATTGCAGCACCGGGGAAATTCCACTCCGTGATCCAGCGGGCGGGACCAGTGTTGAAGGACTCGCACACCAGGTCGGCATCGGCCTTGATGATGTCAGCACGCACGTCGGCCTGCAGGTCGTCATTCCCCAGCCGTCCGGCGGTGCCTTGGGTGCTGGCTGTCTGACCCAGGACGACCTTTTGAATGGCCGCGTCCATCGCATCCTGCAGAGCCTTGTAGTCGGCGGTGCCGCTGCGCCCAGCGGCCAACAGCTCCAACACCATGCCATCCGGCAAGATCACACCGGAATCGGTGGTGATGGCGCGGGTGGCCTGGAGCAGCTTTGCCTTCTCGGAATCAGTTGCGTCCGACCCATACTTGCCCACGGCAGTAGGCATGCCGAACTTCTCCAGGAAGATCAGCCAGAACTTCATGCCGTTCCGTTTGAACAGCACCGGCCAGTAGAGCCAATGCGCAAGACCCAGGCCGTAGGGTTCATCGTCGTGGTCAGCACCGGCGCAGAAGCTCCAGAAGTACGGCGCCTGGGCCGGCACGCCCTCCAGCATGTTGTTCATGGTCAACATGCGCAGATCGCCCTCCTTGCCGAATCGGAATCGGCGGCGATTGCGCACTTTGATCGCCTTGAAGCCAATGCGGTCGCCCACGCGCTCGTAGATCAGCTCTGCCACTGCGTAGCCATAGAAGACGCCGGTCAGCATCTTCGTCGTCACGTTGTCCCAGCCGATCTTGTCCAGTTGCGTCTTCAGGAAGTCGGCGGCTTCCTGGTCGATAGGCCGATCTCCGCCTGCGTCGACCTGGTACTCGCACTGGGTAACTGCCAGCTGGCGCTGACCAAAGGTGGACTTCACCTCGGGATCGGAGAACACCTGCTCGTAGATCAGAAGGTCGCTGGTGCCGCGCGAGCGAAGCACGCTGTCGTAGGGACGCAGCAGCGGACCGGTGTATCCACGAGTGATGTCGATTCCATCCGCGGTGGTTGCGATCTCTCGGCCGATCTCAGGGCGCGCCTGGTTCATACATAACCTCCAAAGTCATTGCCACCAGCCACAGTGCCGAAGCCGTCATCGCTAATGCGCAGGGGGCCATCGGCCGAGGCTGCGAAGCTCCCACGCGCACCGGTGGACTGAAACTCAATTGGAACTCGCGTCACGTGGTTGAGCGCCGCGAACTGTGTCAAGGCACCAGCAATAGCGCCGTCGCCGTGGCGCACCAGCTCCGGATCCTGCAGATCCTTGCGCTCCAGTTTCGGCACCATCGGAATGCCGTCGACGTACTCGACCGCTCGGTGGTCATCCTCCAGCGAGGCGTCCCTGGGAAGGCTGATGAAGCCATCCTCAAATAGCGAGATGTACTTGGGCATCCATTCGCCGTACCAAGGCCGCGACAGCGTCACCTCATGGATGGGGCCGCCCTTGTAGCGCCCGGCTTCCTTGTCCAGCTCGGCCCGACCGTATCGGTCGCCGGTGTACTCCATCAGCGTCTGGCCGGGGCCGGTGGCATCCCCTGCGAACGTCCAGCGCCCTGTAGCTTCCGTCTTCAGGAAGTCCAGCAGCGCCCACAGGATCTGCTCCTGCTGGCGGGTGGGAGCATTGGCCAGCTCGATCAGGAACGGCACTATCCGGCGCAGATCCTGCTCGATTCGCGCGGGCATAATCACCGAGAAGTGGCGATGGCGGGCGAAGTCCATGCCAACCGCCCAGCGGCCTGTGAATCCCTTGGCGGCGGTCCTCAGCGCCGGTATCAGCTGCGTGGCAATCCAAGACGCGCACCACACCTCGCGCTCCTTCTCGGGGCGCTTCGGGAAGTCGTCATCGAAGACGATCCGCAGTACCGGCCGGGTCTCCGCCATTGCGCGGTCCAGCCACACCGAAGGAATGGCCGAACCCTCGCCGTCGCGGGGGATGACGTCCAGCTCCTCGCGCATCGCAGCCTTGCGCGGCCCGTAGGCGGAACGGATCGCGTTGTACCACTCGCGCTTCCCATCCGGCGTGGCGATCTTGCCGCGCATGGCGCAGGCCCGCTCGTAAAGGCCGTTGGCCACGGCATCGTCGAAGCTGATCCGAATGACCTTCGCCTTTGCGCCATAGCGCCCCGCGCGGATGTCCTGCACGAGCTGGTTGAACGGGTTCTTCTTACCCCTGTGGGTTGACCATACCCGGATGCGGCCGCCCCAGATGAGCAGTGCAGTTGCCGACTCCAGTACCTTGGCGACGTCCTTGTGGAGCGCTGCTTCGTCCAGGTCGACCACGCCCTGCAGGCCGTGGATGTTTTCGGGACGCGAGGACAGGGCGGTGACACGGAACCCGCTGGCGAAGCGGACGCGGAACGCTTGGATCTGGCGGCTTGTGCCGTCAGGCGCCTGGTCCTGGAAAATGTGCTGTTCAACACGTGATGCCTGCCCGCGCGCAATGATCGGTGCGAACTTGGCAACGTAGCCAATGAACTCCAGACCTTTCTCTTTCGTGTCGGCCATGTACCACACGTTGTCACCGCCGGCTTCCTTGGAAGAAGCGGCGGTGATCGTGTCGGTCAGCGCCTGCGCAAAGGTGATGCCGGTGCGACGCCCCTTCTCGCATACCGCAATATCCAGCCCTTCCTGCATCCGGATCCATTCGGACTGGTGGGCCATCAGCACGCCGGCCTCACGCGGATCGAAGTTGGACGAAATGGTGCGGACGCTTTCCGGAAGGTCATCCCAATCCAGAACGCGCTCGGTATCCGGCAGTGGCGTCAGCTCGGACACTTAGCCGACTCCCTGCAGTACGGTGTTCCGCCAGAAGGCTACGTCGTCAGCGCCAAGGCCTCGCGCACGTGCCGCGTCCTCCACTCGCTGCGAAGCCTCCTGAAGCGCCTTCTCCCGCACCTCAGTTGCCCACTTGTGGCGGTTCACACTGGCACGGCTGAGGGTGGCGATGTTCTTGGCCGCCTTTCCCAGGAGCGCGATGCGCTTACCAGGATCCATTCCATCTTCGTCACCCTCTTCCAGCTCCTGCAGCGCCAACAGCGCGTCGAAGATCTCGGTCTGAACGATGCTGATAATCGCGTTGCTGCGCTCGTCGGCATCATCAGGCGCGGCCTGGCTGATCAGGCGCGCCGCTTCGGTGCTGGCCTTGACTGCAGCCAGCCGCCGCTCCAGCTTCTGGCCATAAGCGCCGACGGCACTCTTGCCGATGCTGAAACCCTTCTCAGTGAGCCATTCGGCCAGCCCGACGTACCCGCCGAAGCCGGAGGCAATCAGGCGGGTATCCAGCTCGGCGCGGATGTCCTGGGGAAGCTGATCGATCTTGCTGGCCGGGGGCATGGCGTCACCAGTACCGTTCTGGCCGAGCGATGCCGGGATCGCACTGCGCGGTGTACTCGGCGATATCGGTGCCGAGGCGGGTCATGTCGGCATGCCAGCGTCCATCCGGGCGCTTGTCCAGCTCGATCATGCGGCGGTCTTCCAGATAGTCCAGGGCGCGACGCACCTCCAGCTGGGTGGCATCGGGATACAGGGCGTGCGCGATGCTGAGGAGAATCTCCTCGTAGGCGCCGTAGGGGGCCGCGTTGTGCAGACCCAACAGCATCACCCAGCGCAGGTTCTCCCGCCGAACTTTGTCCATGTCCAACTTAATGCTCACGTCTTGCTCCTTGGATCTGGATCGACTTGATCTCTGAGTTGATCGCGTCGAGCTTTGCCTCAATGACCGTCTGGCTTCGGATGTGGTCGTCTCTTCGCACGTACTCCCTAGCCAGTTCCGCACGCAGTCCCAGCAGGTCCAGCTCCTGCTTGCGCCAGCCCTCGGCCGCCTTCTCAAACCCAGCCATACGCTGGTCGATGCTCGCCTTGATCTGGCTGATGCCCCACTTGACCAGGCCGACCAGCGTCCCGAGAAGTGCGAGCACAAGCGAAAGGGCCTGCCACAACTCCAGCGAGATCTTCATTTCGTGGCGTCTCCGCCACTGAGATTGGGCTGTGACATTTTTCTGGCGCCACTGAGCCGTTCCGATGTCGCGCGATCGTCGTTGACCCGCTGCAGCAACTGCTGCCAGGCGGCCTCTCGCACGATCGCGTCAATCGCGCATGGAGTGAGCGTGCCGTCGTGCAGACGGCACAGCGGCGGCGGTGGGGCCGGGGCCTGGAGCGGATCGGTGAGTGCCGGCGGCAGCTCGACGTAGACCAGGACCGGCCACTCGACCAGTTCAGTGCGGGTCAGCGGTTGCTTGGTCTCCCCACAGCCCGCGAGCAAGAGCAGCGCACACAGGAGTGGTGCGAAGCACGTTGCAGTCTTCATCGGAATCCACCTTCTTGGTCAGGGCCTGCTGGCGCTGTGCCGCCAGGCGTTCGAGTTGAGCGATGCGGTCTGCGCGGGCATCCAGTTCGGCGATTGCTGCGCGCTGTTGGGCCAGCTTCGTATCTGCCTCCCGTTTGAGGGCGGCCCGCAGGGTGGCAGCGGCATCGGCGTTGCCGGCGGCGACGTTGCGCGCGGTATCGCGCTCGGCGCTGAGTGCGATGACCTGGTCGGACAAAGCGTTGACCCGATCGACCTGGCTTCCCGCGCCCCACCGGTGGCCCAGCCAGAGCCCCAAGAAGAAGGCGACAACCACCACGGCCAGGGCGAACCGCACCACGACCGGACCCGTGGCAGCACCCACGACGTGCTTGGCGGTCAGGTGCGGGTTCACGCACTCACCGCCTTGCGGGCACGGCGCAGGCGCCACCAGGTGAAGATGCTGGCGCCAGCCAGTGCCATCACACCGACGGCAATCGCAAGGCGCAACCAGCTGGGCATGCCGGTGGTGGCCTGCGCCACAGCATTGACCTGCTGGATCGCGGGCAGCACGCCCTGGATGACCGGCTGCAGCTGCTGCGCGGCTTCCACGGCGGCCATCGTGCCGCCCGCTGCGGCTGCAGTGGCAGCAGCCGTGGTGACCGACGAAGGCACGGCAACCAGTGGCTTCGCGCCGGGGTTGACGACGCCGGCCAGGCGCAGCCCCTCCTCGATCACGTCCGGGCTGTAGGGCTGCTGGCCGTTCTCGTGGCGAATGATGGCCTCGACCATCGGGCGCATGCGGCGGTATTCGTGGGTGTTGATGAACTGGGTCGGGGCGACGCCGACGGCCCCAGCCACAGCGCCAACGTAGGCGTCGGTGTTGTTCTCGCTCGGCGGCGCCCAGCGATCAATGAGCTGCCGCACGGTGCTGCAGCCGTGCTTGTCCTGGTAGTTGATCAGCAGCAGGGCCATCGCGCGGATACCCCAGGCCGGCGCCGAGAACACTTCGAAGCGCTTTTCGTTGCGCTGCTCCTCGGTCATTCGCTCTCGGGGCATGCGTCCCTGCCATTTGTTGGCAGGGTTGCGCTCGATGTTGCCCGGATTGTTGTTGCGGATGCCGCGCGTGCTCTTGGTCGTCATGGCCTGCTCCTGGAATAGAAGGGCCGACGGGACACGACGAGGAGCGCCCGTCGACCAGGCGCGCCCCGAACGCGCCGAATCGATGGGATGCAGTCTCTATTTCGACAGCGCGCAGGTCATTTGCACGCGTTCCAAGCCTTCCTCGCGTGCGCGCGAGATAGTGGGCTGAAACGAAGAAGGCCACCCGGAGGTGGCCTTCAGTCATTTCGCGGCGTGCAGCGCCGCAGGTTGTTCCATCAATCGCTTTCGCGCCTCCGGATCAAGATCGATGCCGCGCAGTTGCAGGATGCGCTGGAAGGTTCCATCCGTGTTGAAAACCAGCATCACGTGCTTGATCTGTGTATCGGAACGCCCCGTCCAAACACTGGACTTCGACTGGACGTGCTGCCAGAGGTACCCGATGGCTCCGCTTTTGCCCACGGTCGAACTCTGCGGCTCGGCACCGAGCAGCGCGACCGTTTCGGCGAGCGTAGTCTTTCCAACTTCCAACTGAGCGAGGTTGGCGGCGTTGAACTCCTGCCCAATGGTCGCCTTCGCGGCGGTCAGTAGCAGCAGTGCGATGAGAGCGAAATAGAGCTTCTTCATGGTGACTTTCTCCTTGTCGTCTTGCGGGCTTTGACGGCGACGGAGGACTCCTCCGGGGTGGATCGGACTTCGTGAACGAACCCGTCGATGGTGGACTGCAGCAGGTCCGACTGCCCCAGCGCCGCGCCGACCAGGATGTCGCGAACGAGCGCCTGGTAGCTCTCAGGAAGGTCCAGCGTTGACGCCTTCTGTGACGCATCCGAAAGCAGCTTCATTCGCCGGCCCAGCTCGACCTCTGCTGGTTGCGCGAACACCGGGCCGCTGCCCGTGGCGAGGTACTCGGCGCGCACGTGTAGTTTTTCCACCAAGCCACGCATTTCATCCGAAGACAGCTTCTTGACCCGCCCCGAGGTCAGGTTCTTTACGCGATCGATAGATATACCAAGCCTTTCAGCCAGGTCGACCTGCCTGAATCCCCCGTCTTCCATGATCTGGCGGATGAGTGAAGAAACCACACGAACCCCTTGCAAGGTGTACTTTTTACACTTAGGATTGTTCCGGAGTCGTCAACGGCCCTTTTACACCCCGGCAATAAGAACCGAAGGATAACCCAATGCGTTCCACTGACCCCGGCCTTGATCTTCACAAACGTGTGCGCGCCGGCTTCGTACTGCAGGGCAAGACCCTGACCGAGTGGTGCCGTGCCAACGGCACCACTGTGACCAACGCACGTGCCGCATTGCTTGGCACCTGGAACGGCCCGAAGGGCCGCGCGATGCGCAGCCGGATCGTGAAGGCGGCCTGCATCGACCGGGTGCAGGCATGAACGCCCCGGCACAGCAACCCGTGCGGCGGGCGTTGCGCCTGATCTTCGCCCTGCAGGGGCACGCCTTCGACGGGCTGCGCCTCAAGCAGTTGGCCGATTCGATCAAGGCAACGCCTTCGACGGTCCTGCGTGACCTGGAGGTACTGGCCGACGAAGGCATCGCAGAGCGCATCGCCGGCCGCGATGAGTACTGGCGCCTTTCCCCCCGACTGATCCAGCTGGCTCGCGCTCACGAACAGGAGCTGGCGCGTGTGCGCCAACGCCTGGAAGAGACCGAGCAGCGCTATTCCCGCAACCCCAACTGATCGACGAGGACAGCAATGACCAAGAAAGACACCGCAGGCCGCAAGGCAGTCGCACAGGCCGAGGTAGTGGGACCGGAGTTCATTGGCAAGACCGACGCCAATGACGCGGCACAGATGGAGCAGATGCGTGAGCGCCAGCTTGCGCTGGTTGAACAGTTCGGCGAGGGTCTTGCATGGCACCCGGACCACTACGAAGCGGCGATCCGCCGCGAGCTGCATCGCGGGTGCGAAGCTTTCCTGCGCGCTGGCAGCTACCTGCTGGTGGCTCGCGAGTGCAGCGTCCACGGAGAGTGGGCGGGAATGCTGCAGCGCTTGGGCATGGAACCGCGTCAGGCACAGCGGATGATGGAAGCGGCCCGGCGTGTTGCTGCCTTGCCGAATGCGTCGACGTCGACGCAATTGGTCACCGCGATCAAGAGCGAGAGCAAGCTCATCGAGCTGCTTTCGCTGCCGGAGGAGCAGTTCAAGGAGCTGGCGGAGACCGGTGAGACCGGCGAACTGGAACTCGATGACGTCGGCAACATGTCCGTGCGCGAACTGCGCGAGGCCGTCCGCAACGCTCGTGCTGATATCGAGGCAAAAGACCAACGAATCAGCAAGTTGTCCGATGACCTGAACAGGGAACATGAGAAGACGACCAAGGCGCAGCGGCGCTGGAAGACCGCCGATGCCGATCAACAGCTGATCATCCTCAAGCAGGCCGTCACCGAGGCCGAGCAGGCCGTCCTGGCCGCGCTGGGCAATGGAAAGGCCGGGCTGATGGCGGCGTTCCGCACACTCGCCACGCACGCCTCCGAGACCGATCAGGACACCGACGCAGCGGTCTTCCTCAGCGACACCATCGGCCGCCTGCTCAATGCGGTGCGCACCGTGCGTGACGACGAGGAGCTGCCGCTCTCCCTGCCGCTGGTACATGACGGCTCGGAGGCCTAAGCATGTCCGCCGAAGCCCTCATCCAAGCGGCGGCCGGCAAACTGCTGGCGGCGCCGCACGGTAGCAAGAGCCGCATCGCGGCCGAGCTGGCCGAGCAGATGGGTTGCTCGGTTCAGACCGCCTACCGTCGCCTGCAGCAGGTGACGGGCGGCATCAAGCCCCGCAAGAAGCGATCGGATGCCGGTGAACTCGCGCTCACACGCGACGAAGCCGCCGCCATCGCCGCCCTGGTCGAAGAGACCCGGCGCCTCACCGGCACCGGCACCCTGCCGGTCGAGGACGCCGTGGAGATTCTGCGCGCAAATGACCGCATCGAAGCGCTGCGCGTCGACAAGTCCACCGGCGAACTGGTGCCGTTGAGCGTGTCCTCAATCTGCCGCGCCATTCGCGCTTACGGCTTCCATCGCGACCAGCTGGCTGCACCGACTCCGGCTGCACGCCTGGCATCGCCGCATCCGAATCACCTCTGGCAGATCGACGCCTCGGTGAGCCGCCAGTTCTACCTGGCAGCGAATGGCACCGAGGTGATGGACAAGCGCCGCTTCTATCGCGGCAAGCCGGAGAACTTCACCAAGATCGCCGAGAACCGCTTGTGGCGTTATGCGATCACCGACCACGCGAGCGGTGCGATCGAGGTGTTCTACGTGCTGGGTGCCGAGAGCAGCGCCAATCTGCTGTCGGCCCTGATCCACGCGATGACGCGGCGCGAGATGGGCACGATGCACGGTATCCCGAAGCTGCTGATGATGGACCCCGGCAGTGCGATGGTTGCGGCGACGACGCGCAGCTTCCTGTCAGCCTGCGGCATCGAAGTGATCATCAACGAGGTCGGCAATGCCCGTGCAAAGGGCCAGGTGGAGAACGCGAACTACCTGATCGAGACCCACTTCGAAGCGATGCTCAAGGCCAGGTCGCCGGTCACCAGCCTGGAGGAGATGAACACCCTGGCCCAGCAGTGGGCGCGGGCGTATAACGCAACCCGCATCCACACCCGCACTGGCATGACCAGGCGCGATGGATGGCTGCGCATCACCCCGGACCAGCTGCGCATTGCTCCGGATGTCCAGGTACTACGGCAGCTGGCTACCAGCACGCCGAAGCCATGCACGGTGCGTGACTGCATCATCCGCTTCCGTGGCAAGCAGTACGACGTGCGTGGCATTCCGGGCCTCATCAACGGCCAGCGCGTGGACGTGGTGGTCAACGCGCTGGAGCCGGACAACAGCGTGCGTGTGCTGATGCCGGGCGAACAGGACAGTGCGCCGATTCACTTCGTTGCACCGCGCCTGCAGCACGACGACTGGGGCTTCCTCGATACCGCTGCCCAGGTTGGCACTGAGTATCGGGCCGCGCCCGAGACGCCGGCGGACGCGGCGCGAAAGGAACTGGATCGCCTGGCGATGGAGGTCAAGAGCGACGCCGAGGCGATCGCCGCGCGCAAGGCCCGCCGCGTGCCGTTCGGCGGCAAGGTCGACCCGATGAAGCACATTCGCGAGGCGAATGTCGCTCCCAGCCTGCCGCGATCGGGAACCCTGGCCGAGCTGGACGCGCCCCAGGTGCTGGCAGCTCAGCGCATCGAGCCCGAGGTGGTCCGGGCCGAGCTACCCGCGCTCAACCACGTTGAGGCCGCCATGCGCCTCAAGCCGCTGGTCGAGCGGTCGGGCAATACCTGGTCACCGGAAATGTATGCACGCACCAGCCAACGCTGGCCCGAGGGTCTGCCGGTGCATGAGGTCGAGGCCTGGGCGATCGCCCTGGTCGAACCCGAACGTGGCGGCCTGCGCGTCATCAACGGAGGTGCCGCGTGACGCTGCGTCTGAAATCGATCCTCGCCCGCGCCGGCATCAAGCAGGGGACGCTGGCAAAGGCGGTATCCCTCAGCCGCCCGGCCCTGAATGCCTTGATCAACCACGGCGTGCTGCCGACTGGCTGCGACCAGCCCCGAGTCCGGTCCGCCATCTCTGTGTTCCTGCTGGAAAGCGGCGCCCCGGCCGTCGACTGGCACCTGAAAGAGGAGCCGGCGTGCGCTAACACGCCGGCCCCGGTTTCCCCACCGCAAGACCCCGATACCGCTACCGAAATCAACGACGAGGAAGACCCTATGCTACTGCGATACCAGGCACTGACCCCACAGGCCCGTAGGCACTTCGGCCTGCCGGGCAACCCTTTCGCCGACCCCGCCAGCCACGACGAGGTCTTCCTGTCCCCGGATATCCGGTACGTGCGCGAGAGCATGTATCAGATCGCCCGCAATGGCGGTTTCGCTGCCGTGATCGGCGAGAGCGGTGCAGGCAAGTCGACCCTGCGCGAAGACATGGTCGATCGCATCCAGCGCGAGGAGCAGGCTGTCATCGTGATCCAGCCCTATGTGCTGGCCAGCGAGGGCAGCGACAGTGTCGGCAAGACCCTTCGCAGCCACCACATCGCCGAGGCGATCATGGCAGCGGTGTCGCCGCTGGCCAAGCCGAAGAGCAGCCCGGAGGCCCGCTTCCGCCAGCTGCACGAAAGCCTGCGCGATAGCGCCCGCGCTGGCCACAGCCACGTGCTGGTGATCGAAGAGGCGCACAGCCTGCCGTTGCCCACGCTCAAGCACCTCAAGCGCTTCCGTGAATTGAAGGACGGCCTGCGCCCGCTGCTGTCGGTGATCCTGATCGGCCAGCCCGAGCTGGGCGACAAGCTTTCCGAACACAACCCGGAAGTGCGGGAGGTCGTGCAGCGCATTGAAATCATGCACCTGCCCGCGCTCGACGGTGAGCTGGAGAACTACCTCGCGCACCGCTTCCGCCAGCTGAGTGTGCCGCTGGAGAAGATCATGGATCGCTCTGCGATCGAGGCGCTGCGGGTGAAGCTGGTGCCGCCACGCGGTACGGGAACGCTGCTGTATCCGCTGGCGGTCCAGAACACCCTGGCAGCAGCCATGAACCGTGCGGCCAACCTGGGCGTGCCGACCGTCACCGCCGACGTGGTCCGGGGGGTCTGAGCATGGCGATCGCTTCCACCGCCGAAGGCACTCAGTACTTGCGCGGGTTTGCTGTCCAGGTGCTGCGGGATGCGGAGCTGCCGCATCGCCAGGTGACGGTCATGCACCGCGACATCTTCCGCCGCGCAGGCATCGAATGGCGGGACGGCCAGAGCATGGACACCTGCCTGGCCGGCCTGTCCCAGCAGCAGCTGCGCGCCCTTATCGATCAGCTCCGCGATGACGACCAGGACGAGGAGGAATGATGGCCGTGCCCACCCTAAAACGCTGCCTTGGCCAGTTGCGGAATCGCCAGCACCACAGCGCTAAGCATCCTCAGCGGAGGAAAGCCATTGGGGCGCTGGTGCATGCACCTCTGTTCCCAACCGCGTCGCGTGTGGGAACGGTACAGGTCCAGGATCCTGAGACCAGGCGTGATTACACGGTCGAGGTCTGGATTCACAGCGGTGTGATGGTGATTTCGCACGCCACCGACAAGCGCTGGCTGTTGGAACTGGACGAGATCCTCGACCTGGCCATCGCTGCTGGCATCGATAGGGGGGCCGACTGACATGCAGCTGGCCCTGCTACCGCAAGAGCTGTCCCCCGAGGCGGTGCTGGCGGAGCTGCAGGGCCGCCGTGGTGCCGTCAACGGCATCACCGCCCGCGACCTGGTGCACGCCGTCACGCAGCGCTTCAACACCACCGACGAGCGGCGGCTGCGCCAGATCATCGAGAAGCTGCGTCGCGATGGGCATCCCATCTGCGCCCACCCAGCGAACGGCTATCACTTGGCCGCCAGCGCGGAAGAACTGGACCGGTGCTGCGAGTACCTGACCGGTCGCGCCATGACCTCCCTGCAGCAGGTGTGCGCCATGAAGCGCGTAGCCCTGCCGGATCTGTACGGACAACTCGGGCTGACCAAGCCCATCACCGACGAGGACACCAACGATGAACGTTGATCGTAGCTCTGACATGCTTTTCGCTGCCGCCAACACCGCGCGCGAACTGGAAAACGCCGGCATCGACGTGCTGGCCCATTACAGCAACGGGCGCCGCCCGGTGCTGATCATCACCCAGCCGCCGGCTGACATTGAAGGCCATCTCAAGCGCTGGAGCCCCAATGGCAGTGGCGGCCGCGATCGCGTGCTGGCGGCGGAGTACCAGGGCCTGCAGCTGGAATGGACCGAGCGTCCACCGGTGGTCGTCACCATCCGCTCCAGGCGCGACACCTTCGAAAGCCGCGAGGTGGTGCTGTGACCGCGCCGAGCATCCGCCTGCAGGCGGCGTTCGCCTCCGTGCTGGGCACCAGCATCCTCGATTCACGCACGCTGATCGACGGCGTCATGGCCCACGGTTTTGAGTACCGCGGCTACGTTCAGCACGCCCTGACCAAAGCAGTCCAGTGCGGCATGGTCGAGCATGTCGGCGGCCGACTGGCCAGGCGCTACCGCCTGAACCAGGACTGGAAGATCGACCCGAGACAGTTGGCCGCCGCCCAGGCTCAGCACGCAAAGATGGCCAGCAGCGCGCCGAAGCGCTGCGATGGCGAGCGCCGCACACAGGGCGCTCAGCAGTACATCGGCCCGGCGATCAACGAAGGACCGCTGCTGCCTTCGGTCGGCACGCCATGCTTGTCACAGGAGGAGCGCGAGGGCGAGCTGCCGCCGTACCTGGGCGGGCGCATCGTGGATTCCCTGCATTCGCACTTTGACCGAATCCTCGGCGGGGTGGAGTGATGGCTCGCACTGGCCGCCAGCGATACGACCACCTGCGGGCGATGCGGTTTGCCTTGTGGGCCAAGGCGCAGGACCAGCGCTCCCTGACGCCGCTGCGCATCGCGCGTCTGCTCGGCATTTCCCTCGACGCTGCTCGCCGATGGCGAGCCGATTGGTTCACAGCTGTCAGCCCCGTCCACGTCGAGGGCGTCCCTGAGCAGCTTCGCCCCATGTACCTGCATACCGATTCCGCCGTCCAAGGAGGCACCCAATGACCACCAGCACCATTCCCGAAGGCTACCGCGAGGATCGCAAGGGCCGCCTCGTTCAGGAGAACCAGATTGCGGCGATCGATCTTGCCCGCGACCAGCTGGTCGCCGATCTGAGCGATAACGCAAAGAAGCTGCAGCAGCTGCTGATCGACTTCAGGGCCAGCGCCTTCGGCGATATCGCGGCGTTCGTCCAGCTCAGTGCTGAGCAGTACGGCGCCCGCATCGGCGGCGACAAGGGCAACGTCACCCTGATGAGCTACGACGGGCGCTTCAAGATCGTTCGCGCTGTGCAGGATTCGATCCAGTTCGACGAACGTCTGCAGGCGGCCAAGGCTCTGATTGATGAGTGCCTCAACGACTGGACCGAGGGCTCGCGCGCCGAGCTACGCACCCTGGTGAACAACGCTTTCCGCGTCGACAACGATGGCAGTATCAAGACCGGTGAAGTGCTGTCCCTGCGCCGGCTGAAGTTCGACGATCCGCGCTGGACGCAGGCGATGGCGGCGATCAGCGATGCAGTGACCGTGGTGGGCAGCAAGACCTATGTGCGCTTCTACGAGCGCGATGCACAGGGGCAGTACCAGCCCATCAGCCTGGATATTGCGGCGGTGAAGCATGTCTAACCATGCCCTCCACGACGCCTGCTACCTGGCGGTGCTGGCCAGCGACATTGCCGACGCCACCGTGCGTTCCGAGGTCGAGCTGTTCGCCTACGAGCAGCGCGACGAGAACGGCCATCCGATGTTCGACACGCGCCAGGGCGCCAATTCCCCGGCGGACCTGCAGCGCGTCAACAACGCGATCGCCTATATCGAGCGTCGCGGAGCCGCTGCGTTCCCCTGGGACATGAAGCGGCGAATCGACGCGCCAACCCTGGTCCAGTTCTTCGACAAGGAGCATTCCGATGAACGGTGAACAGCGACTTTCCACGTGCTGCCCCAGCTGCGGCGTCGCCGCGCTGTTCGCGAGCCTCGCCACGGTCGAAAACGATCCTGAGCAACTGGTGCTGTATGTGATCTGCCAGGAGCAGGATGGCGGCTGTGGCATCGAGTACTCCTTTATCGAGCGCCTGCAGGCGCCGGGGGTGGCTGCGTGATCGCTTACTGCTGGGCCACCGGCGTGATCGAGTTCGGCGAACACCTGCCGGAAAACGCAATCCTCGTTGCCAGCGGCGATGCCGCGCAGCTGCACAAGGTCGTCAGCGCCCGCGCCCGCCACGGTCAGGGCGAGAGCCAGGACTGCCTGCTGGTGCCCGGCGTCCCCGAAGCGGCCGACCAGGCCGCGAAGGGGGACGCGCTCGGCCACTGGCTCGCCTGGTGCGCCCAGGTGCCGAAGGGCCTGCGGTGGGGTGGGATGGCCGACGCTCCGGCTCGCCGCGATCCGCTGACCAGGAAGACCCAGGTCATCGCGGTCGTCCGAGACGGCGGCCGGATCGTCGCCGGCTCCCGGCCGGGTATCCGCCGACTGCTCGATTCGCTGGGTGAAGAGGTTCCCGCCTGGCAGACCGCCCTTTCCGCCGCCCAGGCCCAACTGTTGAAGGAGAAGAACTGATGTCTGCGCAAACCAGCCGCTGCCAAGGCATCCGCCGCTATAGGGTGGAGCAGGACTGGGGCGATGCTGAGGTCACCCTCAGTGTCGACCACCGCGTCCTGACCACCGAATTGGCCACGCAGCTGAACAAGTTCTGGACTGGGGCCGAAGAGCGCCTAGAAGCGGCTGATGGTGACGTAGTCATGGCCGTCATCAAGATGGCGGCCGCTGAGTTCCTAGGCTGGGTTCTCGACGTGAACCAGAGCCTCAACGTCGTAGGCATGCAGAAGGAATTCGACGAGTTGGAAGGCTGGTGTGGGGCAAACGGTGCCATTCGCCTTGCTGACTTCGACGGCCGACCGGATCTCGATTCGGAGCTTCTGCGCGTCACGGAGCTGGAGGTCTGATGTTCATCCGGAACGTCACGATGTTCCAGTTCTCACCGGTGATCGACTGGTCGCAGGTGGAGAAGCTGCTGCCGCTGTCCCAGCTGCAGCCGGTGGGGTCGCTGGAACTGTCGTCTCGCGGGTTCATTTCTCCGTATGGGCGTGAGAGCGGAGCGGTGTTGTCGAACCGCTTCGGCGCGTTCCTCTGGCTGGCGATCGGCACGGAGACCAAGATCATTCCGGCCGCGAGCGTCAATGAGATGCTGGAGACCAGGCTGCAGGCGCTGGAAGCGCAGGGCCGGCGTCCAGGTGGCCGCGAGCGGCGGCGTATGAAGGACGACCTGCTGCATGAGCTGCTGCCTCGCGCCCTGGTCAAGTCGGCTCGCGTGGACATGTTCGTGGATACCCAGCGGGGCATTGCATTCGTAGACACCAGCAGCAGCACGGTCGCGAGCGACGCCGTGTCAGAAGTGAGGAGCCTGCTTGGGAGCTTCCCGGCCAGTAGGCTCCGCGCTGCGGTCGCCCCGCGTTCCGTGATGACCGGCTGGGTCGCTGGCGAGCAGCTCCCGGCCGGTCTGTCCTTGGGCGAGGAATGTGAGCTCCGCGACCCGGTCGAAGGCGGTGCCACCATCCGCTGCCAGCACCAGGAACTGCGCTGCGATGAGGTGGAAAAGCATCTTGAGGCAGGGAAGCAGGTCTATCGGCTGGCTTTGGTCATGGAGGACACCCTGTCCTTCGTGATCAGCGACGACCTGGTCATCCGGAAGCTCAAGTTCCTCGACGGCGCCCTTGACTCATTGGCAGAACTGGCCGAGGAGGAGCAACGGCAGGAACTGGACGCCCGCTTCGCGCTGCAGGCCGGCCAGCTCAGCAGGCTGTTCGACGTACTGCAGCTCACCTTCCAACTGGAAGAGGAGGCCTGAGCAATGGCCCGCAGCCGTCCGCCAACCGATCGCCGCAAGCGCACCTTGGCGGCCATCCATGCCGCTGCCAAGGCGCTCGGCCTGGCCGAGGACGTCTACCGCGACCTGGTGCAGCGCGTGTCCGGCCAGAGCGGCCAGCCGCAGCGTAGCGCTGGCAGCTGCGACCAGCGCCAGCTGGACGCGATCGCCAATGAACTGCGCCGCCTGGGTGGCATGCCGGCGCGCGCGGCCCGTGCCGCCGAGCGCTGGGCCGGGCGTCCCAAGGGCGATCTGGCTCCTCAGCTGGCCAAGGTTGAGGCACTCCTCGCCGACGCCGGCCGGCCTTGGGCCTACGCCCACAGCCTGGCATTGCGCATGTGCAAGGTCACCCGCATCGAGTGGTGCAACAAGGAGCAGCTGCAGAAGGTGATCGCCGCTCTCCAGTACGATGCGAACCGTCGCGCACATGCTGTACCGAAGGACGTCCCATGA